CAACCCTTGTGAACGGAACGTTTGAGGGGAATATCCAATTTGATCATTTTGAAAGGCTACAAGAGCAATACGGTCTTAAATTATCAATCGATGCTGTGATCACAACCGACGAGAATGTCGATTTATATTCTATTGTTGGTTACGGCTCTGAAAAGTACAAAATAGTAGATAAAATCACTAATGATTCTCATTATTTATATATTTTAGAAAAATGGCACCCAAGATCCTCAACTACGATAAGCTCATAGCAAAATTCCAGCGTATGTCTAAGATCGACATAATGCCTGCTATTAAGCCTGCTACTAGACTTGTTCAAACCACGGCTAAAACTCTAGCCCCTGTAGACACAGGATTCTTAAAACGTAGTATCTTTGTCAGGTTCGAAGATCTAAAGATGCAAGGTATTGTTTATACTACTACAGAGTATGCTCCATATATGGAATTTGGGACTGTTAACAATCGACCGCATCCATTCATGATACCCGCCCTTTTATATCATAAGAAGGATATTAAGAATTTAATTAAAGATTATTACAAGATAGAATTAGGTAAAATTGCTAAACTTTAACCATGGACGATCCAAAAAAAGAGATATACGACATTTTAAGTACAATAAACACTGCGAATGTTTACGAAAACAGACCAGAAAAGCTAATTAGTGTAGAAGCAACACCTGTCATAGTGTTTTCTGTTGCTGATAACGCACCGACATACGTACTAGAAAAAGCAATTGCATTCCAGAATGTCAGAATTGATATTGATATCTTTGCAAAGACTTCAAAACTGACAGGTGGTCTTATGATCACTGTACAGCAAAAAATGATCGATGCTGACTATAGAATGGTGTTTAATACTGACGTAGAAGATCCGACAGGATATAGCCATGTCAGGTTATCCTTCGAAAACTCCATATAATCTGGAAAATGCGTATTGAAATACGTATCAAAAGACTTTACAATGAATCACGATGGAAGCATCAAGATCAATAGGAACAACATTAATTAAAACATCTGGCACACCTTTTACAGTTGGCGGTTTAACCTCAATTGGGGAACTAGGTATGGAACGAGGCGAAGTAGACGTTACTACTTTAGACTCTTCAAACGACTTCAAGGAATATTTAAGAACATGGAAAGACGGTGGTGAAATAACTATCTCAGGATATGTTAAGGATACAACATCATTCGCATCAATGTATGCACTTGTTGGAGATAACACAACTCACACATGGGAAATTACTTTTCCAAGCGGATCTAAATGGTTTTTTGCAGGTTTTGTAAAGATGTTTAAAGAAGCAGAGTCAACAGTTGAAGGCGTAAGAGGCTTTACAGGTTCAATTAGAATCACTGGTGCAGCTGTATTCGCTCAAACAGGTGTAAGTGCTTAGTGTGCTATAATTAATTGCCTACCAAAACGGTATGGATCTTGTAGTTCTAAATCCTCGCTAGAAATAGCGGGGGTTTATTTTTCTATACTATGCTGTTAAGATTATTCCAATGGAAGCATTAACATTCACAGCGAAGGATATCGCTTTTATAGAGAAAACAACGGATAAAGCACTCATTTTACTAATTCAAGACCCAAAAGTTAGTAATCTTGTTTTATTTATACAGAAAGGTCTAAAACTGACACTTACAGACGAGGCTTATACTAAGTTTGAGGAATGGATTGCACAAGGCGAGATAACAGAAACTATTCACTTACATATTTATGAAGCCTTAATTGATCAGGGTTTTTTATCGACGCCCGATCAGGCGGAGTGGACACAAGTGAAGGAAAACACTCTGTTACTGAAGACTCGACGGGCTACTTCTATAGAGAATGGGAAAAACTAGAAGAACTAGCAATACAGATTGAAATTGACCTAAATTACTTCTGGAATTTAAACCCAAAACAGTTTGAAAAGCATTTAAAGGTTTACAATCAGAAAACTATTGAAGATTCTAAGACTCGCGATAGAGAAAGCTACACACTAGCTATATACATGGCCTATGCTGTTAATAACCCTAAAGAGTTCCCTAAAAAACCATTCAGTGATAGTCACAACGAGGCCACCACAGTCATGGATGACGAGACTATGGAATTACACGCCCAAAAAATCACTGCTATGATCGAAGCCGCTAATAAAGAGTAGGAAATACATACCATTTTGTGTATCATATCTCAATTAACAGTCTAGACTATGGCACAAACCCTCGAAGAACTAAAAGTAGTGATTAATGGTGACGAGTCGCCACTAGTAAGCTCTTTGAGAAAGGCTCAAAGCTTTGCTACAACGGCTTTTGCTGTGATAGGTGGTGGTTTAGTCACTCTAGGTGGCCTTTCTCTAAAAGCGGCGGGTGATTTTGAAACAATGTCTGTTGCTTTAGAGACTTCATTCCAAGGTAACACTCAACAGGCTAAAGCTGCACAAAAAGCGATTACTGATTTTGCGGCAAAAACACCATTCGAACTTAATGAAGTAATGCGAGGTTTCATTAAGCTAAAGAACATGGGTCTAGACCCGTCGGAAAAGGCTTTAACATCATATGGTGATACGGCCTCTGCAATGGGTAAATCGCTAAACGATATGGTTGAAGCTGTAGCTGATGCCGCAACTGGAGAATTTCAAAGACTGCTGGAATTTGGTATACGGGCATCACAACAAGGTGACAAAGTCACTTTTACGTTTAAAGGTGTTTCTACAACTGTTAAAAAAGATTCAAAAGCAATTGAAGATTATTTAATCAAACTTGGCCAAGTTAATTTTAGTGGTGGAATGGAAAAGCAGAGTCAAACCTTAAACGGAATGCTTTCTACCCTAAAAGACAACTTTTCTCTAGCCTTAAATCAAATGGCTAACGATAGTGGCCTATTAGATCTTGCTAAGAATGCTGTGAAAGGGATTTCTAGCGCTATTGCAGAATTTACACCAAAAATAAAAGATTTGTTTACATTTATTAGTGAAAATAAAACAGCTGTTATTGGTGCTTTAACAGGTGTAGCTTTAGTACTAGCTGGTCTATTTGTCCCCGCTGCTATAGCATCCGTTGTTACGGCTGCACCATTAATTATACTTTTTGGCGCTCTTGCTGCGGCTGGATTCTTCCTAGGCAAAGCGTGGGAGGAAAATTGGGGTGGTATGCGAGATAAATTAACCGATGTATGGTCAAAGATATCACCTGTATTGTCGGAATTATGGACGTGGTTAAGTACTAATATTCCCGCTGCTATGAAAACGTTGTGGGATGGATATAATACCAATATAAAGCCGTTTATTGATCAATTATGGACATCTATAAGCACTAAGTTACTACCTGCTTTAGCTAGTTTGTGGCAAAAAATCGGCCCCGATATAACAAACGCTTGGAATACGGCATCCCCTATTTTAATGAAAATAGCGGAGTTTGTCGGAAGTGTGTTAGTCGGCGCTTTTGCTGGCCTTGTAATAACTCTAACTTTTGTAATTGATAAATTCTCAGAATTGATGAACTTTATTAGTAGTAATTATGAAAAGATAAAACAATTCCGTGAGATGATAACCAATATACGTGCGGGCGGTGATTGGAATGTTGTAGCAACAAACGCTAAAGCTATGGGAATTCCAGGTTTTGCTACGGGTGTTCAAAACTTTGGAGGTGGCCTTGCAAGGGTTCATAAAGACGAATTACTCGTCAATTTACCTAAAGGTACGGATGTTATTCCTGCAAGTCAAGCAAAGAACATGGGCAACGAATCTAATATCAATATGACTGTTAATAACTATGATAATAGGATGGACGCGAACGAAATAGTTCAACAATTAATGTTTAGACAAAATTTAAGGTTTTAAAAATATAAATGGCAAAATTTAGCATACAATTTAACGGTCTTACTCTAGATAGAGACACTGCATATACATTCCAAGAAATAAACGGTCTTTTTGATGTGGATGTAAGAACGGATGCAGAAGATTTAACAGGTGCGGACGGTGGTAACGTTTTTGCTCAAAATCTAAGCATGCGTAGAATCTCTTTTAGAGGATTAATTAGAACAACCTCGGATTCCGCTTTCTTTACAGCCGTAAATGCTTTAGTGAATGCTTTTAGCATAGAAGATACCTCGCTTCCGTTAACTATAACAATGTGGGATGGCACTGTTAAAACAATTAATGCGAGAATAACTGCAATGCCGCAAGTTGTTTTGGATACTTCTACCACTAAAAACATTGCAAAGTACAGAATTTCTTTGATTTGTGACGATCCATACTACTCTAGTACGAGTTTAAACACTGTAAACATACAAATGATGCAAGAAGGTGGTGCTGCTATCCCTACTACGATACCAATGTCATTCCTTGCCCCTGTAGATAACTCTGAGACGGTTAATAACACTGGATTGAGCGTTTATCCATCTTTTGTAATATCGGGCGCTGTAACGAATCCTACGATAAGAAACGACACGACTGGTCAACAGTGGCAAATTGAACGAACTGTCTTAGCCGGCGAGACTATAACTATCACTAAAACTACTAGTAGCTTTACTGTATTAAGTTCTATTAGTGGAAATGTATTTTCTGACTTTAGTGGAGTCTATTTTGCGCTACAAAATGGAAATAATGTAATTAAGTTTAGTGGTGAAACATATGAGGCCGATGCTTTAGCTGTTATGACTTACTATACAAAAACATTAACCCTATCATGAAGTCATATATAGTAGAAATATACAATCAGGACACAGCCAATGAGGAATTCAACAGAATTGCAGAAGTTACTACGTATAAAGATCTGAATTTCATTGAAGTAGAAAATAATGTCGGTATTTGTTCTTTTAACCTCAATATTAACGACGACATCGCTACAGAAGTTAATCTAAGACGCTATATCAATGTCGTTGTTATCAAAGAATACGATTCTGACATCCCATCATCTTTGGGTACTATTGTATGGTCGGGTCATATCACCCACGTGTCAGGAGGCTACCAAGGTATTACAGGCCGTGTCGATGTTGAAGCTGCAACACCATTAAACGCCTTAATGAGTCGATATACTGACTATAATGATGTTGTTTACACCGCAACTGAACAAGCCTCTATCTTATGGGATCTAATTGATACTACTCAAAATAAAACAAACGGGTTCATGGGTATTTACCAAGGGGCTTTAGCTACAGGCAATGTCCGTGATAGGACATACCAACGTAATAAGATTGGCGAATTATTGGTTAATATGTCGAATGTCATTGATGGATGCGGCTTTTCTTTCGATCCAATACAAGATACGAACGGAAAGTTTGTTGGTTGGACGTTTAACACCGCTTATCCAAAAGCAGGATCCTTAAGAAGTGATTTGAATGCAATAGAAATAGGGCAAAACGTTCAATCATTATCATTCAATACTAGAGGTGATATTTATAATACAGTCATAGGTATCGGTGGCGGTACAGGATATCCAATATATTCTGAACAAAGCTCGTCAGGATCTCAGCTCGGATCTACAAGAAGAGAAACGTTTTATTCTAACAAAGATGTATTAGAGCAAGCTACACTCGACGAACAATCTGAAGGTTATTTAAACATTGTACAAGCAGAAAACTTCGACATTTCTTTATCGTTAATACCTAAGACTAATCCAGAATACGGTTCTTTTTCTGTTGGAGACTACTTATATCTTAACTTACAAAAAGGCTATCTAAGTATTCAAGGATGGAGAAAAGTTAAGGCTATAGATATAAAGATTAGCGATAACGGGGTCGCTTACTGTACACCAATACTAACAAACTAAAATGCCAGAAAATACATTACAACTCGATCAATTCCTAGCTCAACAAAGGGATTTAGATTCTAGAATACAAAAATTAGAGCTTACACAACAACCTATTTTAGGGGAAACAGTTCGAGCAGAAAGAGATTTAATATACTTCCCTTTATATGCTGAAAGCCCTTCAATCTTTGCTCGTGACGCATTTACAGGTGGTCTAGGTTTAGTTACGTATATATCCGGAAACGCTCAGAATGCCGCACCTGCAATACAGTTCAGAAAAGAGTCGACGTGGACATTTAAAAGTGGAACTTTGTATATACAGTTCTTTCAGGGCGATTATGATACAGGTGGTGGAAGCTTTAGTGCCGCTTTTCCTCGTACTGTCAGGATACGTGTTAATCCAACAATTTCTAGACTCACATCTCCCGCCCCATACTATCGAGGTGCGTCAGGTACGGTTTTGACACTTGATGGACAAGGGTCAGACTCGGTTACTCCAACAACAGAAGGACAGCTTTACACTTACACATTTGACGATGAGTCTGAGCTAGCAACGCTCTTTACTACAGGTCAAAACACTATTTTATGTCAGCAAGATTATGACTCCCCTGACTCATCTACTTTTGGATATGCAAAATTGATATTAGTCCTTTATGGATATCACGAGCCATAATGGAAAATACGTATCATTTTATGTATCATGATCTATAACAAAACATAATGGCAACTATCTATAACAGAATCCGCAACGGAATGACCAACGCTACCGAAGGTGATGTAACACACCTTGATACAGACTTTGTAAGTGGAGCTGGAGTTGGAGATTTAACATACGACGGTATAACAACCCAAAATACAGGTTCAGACAGAAATATTCTAGTTACGGGTGGTATCTTCTACGTTAAGAATTCAGCAGCTTATACTAGAAACCAATCAGTTCAAAAATATCGATCATATGAGGTACATGATGCTACAGTAACAGTTGCAGTTACACCGAATACAACACTTGCTACTAGAATCGATTATCTTTGTTTAAAAGACGATACAGCTGCTACACCTGACGCTAACGCATCTAACACAGGTACTTTTGTTATGGTTGAAGGGACTGTAAACAATACAGCGCCCGCTATTCCTGACAATCATTTGGTACTAGCTCGACTTGACTTAGCTCAAAACTTCACAGGTGTTACAAACGCAATGATCACTGATATGCGAGTCGTTGCTACACTTGCGAATAAAGACGGTTGGACGCTTATTGATGAATCTGAAGACCCTCTAGCAGTTGGGGGTACTCTAGCTATCGTACAATACGTTTCTGCTACTTCACTTAAAATATATGGTGATTGGACTAAATTTATTGGTAAATATACTAAGCTAAAACTTAAAAATACCACTGATAAGTATTTCATGATAACGAGTGACGGTTCTTTTGCTGCCAGTTACACAACATACACAATAGATGGAGGGGGGATATATACTATAGCCAATGCCGCAATATCCAAGGTTTATTATTCTCATGAGGTGAATCCAGTTGGCTTTCCTGACGAACTAAATGTTTTGCGCGATGTAGCTAACTTTTCGTATGGAATGGGTGATTCAGCAATTATTAACGGTAACTTCAATATCTGGCAAAGAAATACAACGTCTGCAATCAGCGATGTTACAGTAACTTATGTCGCCGATAGATTCTATGACTATGCGGATAAAAATGGTGGTACTTTACCGACTATAACCCGATCTAGACAGGCTTTAACAGCGGGAACATTAAATAACTCATTTTATTGTAGCCGTCTGACAACGAATGGTGCGGGAACGAGTTTAGGCACGGCTTCATACCATGTATATTCTCAGAAGATTGAATATGGAACGCGTATGCTTGCTGGTGCGGGGAGGTCAATAACTATCTCATTTTGGGCAAAAAGCACGGTTGCGAGTAAGAGAATTGGAGTCGCTGTATTCCAAAGCTATGGAACAGGTGGTTCGCCATCCGCTACAGAGGTAATAAATGGTACTAATTTTACGCTTACATCTACTTTAACTAAATATACCGCTACAATTGCCTTAAACACCTTATCAGGTAAAACATTTGGTACAAACAATAATGACAATCTAGAAGTTCTATTCTATTACGCATGGGGTTCAACTTTACAGAGTAGAGTCGGAGCATCATCAGCGGAAACTTATGTTGGTTCAGGTGATACAGATATTGCCCAAGTTAAAGTGAATTCTGGTACTACAGCTTTACCTTTCTTGCCAACAAGTTATGAGACGGAACTAAGAACTTGCCAAGCTTTCTATGAAAAGTCCTATGCTATTGGTACTTTTGCAGGTAGTGCTGGCGGTAACGGCGGCCAATGGATTATTGCTATCACAACAAATGCTCTCCAAGGAATTAAATTCCAGACACAAAAGAGAGTTTCACCAACTATGACGCTTTATAGTGATACGGGAACTTTGAGCAGAGCTACTAATACAGCGGGATCAAATGTTGGTTCAGGATTAACTTGTATCGCTGATACAGGGGGAATCCGTCAGTTTACGGATTCAGCTACTCCATTTACTGTCAGCCAAGGCTATATCGTTCAGTGGGTTGCAGACGCAGAGTTATAAAATTAAACAACTATGTCGACAAATGATGATAATACAAAAACAGCTGTAGCAATTGCTACAATGCAACGGGATATAGCGTTTATCAATACGTCGATGATAGAAATTAAAACACTCTTAAATGTATATGCTACTAAGCAAGAACTTGCGGCTTCTATGAAAGAGGTCGAAGGATTAGTCTATAAATTTGATAGCCGTGCTATGAATTCTATTAAAGACATCGACGTTAAGATTGAGAATCAATTAGCTCCGATTATTGAGGATATGGATAATAGAAAGAAAGATCGTAAAACCATGTCATGGTATGTTATAGCGGCTCTAATAGCTGGTGTTTTTAATCTAGTTTTTACAATTGCAAAAGATTTATTACATAGATAAGAAGATGACTAAAAAAGAACTCAAAGAACAAGAAAAAGAGGCTCTTAAACAATATGAAGAGAATCTAGATATTAACTTAGAAGGCGAAGCCCCAAAAGGGGATAAGGAAAGCGTAAAAGAAAATGAGTAGATACGAATACAGTGTTATCGCTGACAAAATCGATAATAAGGGTGGTTTCCAGCCTTTAAAAGCAAAAGCAGTAACAATACATCATACAGCTGTCGTAACAGAAGGCGAATACAGTGTAGTTGAACGCGTTAAAGGTTATACAAGGTCTCACGGGGGTTCAATGCCATACCACTTCTATATTCCAAGGAATGAAGATAATAATATCTATGTTACACAGTGGTTAAACCAAGCTGTAGTACATAATACTAATTGGGACGGTAACAGGAATTGTCTTTCTGTGTGTGTTGAGGGTAATTTTGATAAACAAACCCCCTCTAAGACTCAATTAGCTAAGCTAAAACAGCTATTAGATGACCTATCAAGTGACTACTTAGAGAATCAGTTGGGTTATATCGAAGCGTTTAGAGAGGTTAATCCTCAAAACAATATTACAGACTATGTTTTTAGCGGGGAAAAAGTAAAGAATCTACATTATCATAATGAGGTTGCACAAACTGTAGAAGACGTTAAACAGGCAACAAAGTGTTGTGGTGTTAATCTTATACCTTATGTACTAGACTATCGTGATAAAGCTGGTAAAGTAAGCTGGCTAATTACAGAAAAAGAACAAAAAATGATTGATGAATTAACAAATAAGAATAAAGAGCTAGAGGCTACTAATCGTTCATTGAAAGACGAGCTTACAGCTATCGAAAAGATAATTTCTGATAAAGATGGTGTAATAAACATTGTTAAGACTGACATGGAAGTTCTAAAAAACAACTTTTCTAGACTACAGCTAGAGAATAAGGAATTAAACGACAAGATTATTGCGCTAGAGAATCCAGTCATGCCAGAAAAGCCTAACACTCCGGAATTTAAGTTTATGGAGTTGTGGAATAAGCTAAGTCCAAGGGTTCAGTACTATTTCCCATATGTATCAGGTATATTAGGTGGTATTATTGCAACTGTTAACTTTGACCAAGATTGGAAAACTGTGGCTATTGCTGTAGTAACATACATCTTCACTTATATTAACGGTCTAAAAGCTGTCAGTGGTATTGCTGATAAGCAGGAATTAAAACTCTACGAAAAATCACTCAACGACTGATAATTCTTTAAGTCTTTGTAACCCTAAGTCTGTTATCTTGTAGTATAACAATCGCCCTCGCCAATTAAATTCTGTTTTGTATAACAATACGTAGTTTCTAGAACAATAATACCTAAGACACTTTCTAGCGTTCTTAGAAGGGCAATCAGCTTCCATTATAATATTAGGTAGCGAATGGGGTTCTTTATCCGAAAGCAATTTAAGTATCTTATATTCCCTATCTTTAGGTTCTTCAACAATTACTCTCATTGGTCTATAGCTTCCATTATAAATGTATTCAGGGTCTTTGTTAGAAACCATTGATGTGCATTTATTTGTCTATCAAAGATGACAAATCCTCTATGCCCTGATTCTTGGTTATGCACTTTCATGATCGCAATTATCGTTTGAGAAAAACTTGTTGCCTGTCCTTCATTCTCTACTTCTTGCCTTCCGTTGGAGTAGAAGTCACATTGTTCGCATCTTATGTTTACTAATACTTCCATTAATGATCTCCTCCTTCTTCTTTATGCTTTTTTAATTTTTCATCTATCGCTCTCTTAATATCTTCTATTGTTATTCTTCGCAAGAGAGGATATTTGTTCGGATGGGACAAAATGTAATCTTTGAGTTCAATTAATGGGAAGTGTCTTTCTTTATCCTCTTTGCTTATATGCCAGCTGAAGATTCCTTTTGGAGTATGTAAGTTTACCACGTAAGGGAAGTTAAGATTATTTGGATCTTTATTTAGAGTTGTAGGAAAGATTTTTGCTAAGAAGCCCACAAACTCTGCTCTTTCGCGATATGCTTTTTGAGCCTCCATGGTTTTGTTCATGGCCGCCCTACGGAATTTTTCCTTTTTTTTCATTTAATATCCCCTCCTTCTGCCCGCTTCATTAACTTGAAGCCATTCACCTAAATATAGTTGTACTAAGTATCTAGTACCAGTTGGAATATCAACATAAAATGATTCCTCATTATAAGTAATGATATTTGGTATCACCCTAGTATCTATCTGTGCTTTAGCGATCAACTCTTCGTATGATACGCCAAGCTGCCTTGCGGCTTCTATTAAATATGTTTCATCTTGTGGCATTGTTAGTTTTCTAAAATACTGCAAAATTCTCTCGCTTGTTCCGTTTTTGATACATCAAATCTTTCAAGACATCTTTCACGTGGTGATTTGCTATAGTCTGCAATAACAATTGCTATCATTGCAATTCCTGCCATAAGAGCTAGTGCCATAGCTAGTTTTCCTACTTCACTCATCTCCACCCTCACTTTCTGAGAGGAAGTTCTTTATCTCGTCAATGATTTTGTTCCCAATATAATGTTCGTCTTTCTCATACAGGTCTTCGAAAGCTGGCTCTATATCAAGTGAGTAGTTGTACCGAAGGTCATTCAGCTTTTGACGTAACGCCTCATCCCTCTCCTTCTGCTTGGTGTGGTAGTATTCCTCAAAGTGTTTAGTCAGTAGATCTACAGCTTTATTCCATACAGACCCTGGAATATAACGACCACCTTTCATATAAGAGACAAGTAAGTTGATTAGTTCTTTGTCTAATCCTTTGTTAATGGTTTCTCTTAACCTTGTATCTTTTATCTCACTC